GACATCAGCCTGGTAGAGGATGGCTCCGCCGCGGCGCAGGTAAAACCCTGGCAGGACGTGAAAGGCGAAGCCGAGAAGGCTTACGAAGAGTCCGTGGCCGAGCAGAAGCGTTCCGTGCTGGAGCGTATTGCGGCCCTGGGCGCGAAGGGCGCGGCGTTGTGCGAGACCGCTATAACCAGACTCGGCTCTCTGCTGGTGGACGTGACCAACCCCGCCAACACGCTGACCGGCCTGATAGATTACGGCACGGACCTGCCGGGCCGCTTTGTGCAGTCCGCGGCGCAGGCGGCCGAGCGCTACGCCATAGCCTACCAGACGCTGCGCGCCTCACCGACGGCTTTCATGAACTCGCTGGCGGCCGGCCTGCTGGAGATGTCCAACGCGCTTGACCAGTTTAAGACCCAGGGCGACGCCGCCGGCGCCGCGCGCCTGGCGGTAGAGGCGGCTGTTTTCTACGCCGAGGACGATCAGAAGCGCCGCAGCTCTCCCGAGCTGAAGACCGGCTTCGATATAGAGGGCCGCCGCGTGAGCTCCGCGCCGGTGGAGACGTTGAACTCGGCCGAGATAGAGGCTATCCTGGCTATCGCCGATACCGCCGCGCAGGCCGCCCTGCAGGGGGACCGCAGCCAGACGGCGGTGAAGACCCTGGCCGCCGCGCTCTACACCGCCGCCGCCGGGCTTAAGCGCTCGGCCGAGAACGTTAAACGCGTCTACGTGAACGAGCCTACGCCGCTGCACGCGCTCTGCCTGCGCTACAAGCTGGCCTACAGCGCCGCGCCGCGGATCCTGGCGCTGAACCCGCAGATCAAGGACCCCAACCGGGTATCCGGGGAGATCTTGATGTATGTCTGACAAGATCACCCTGCTGGTAGACGGCCGCGAGCTGGAGCGCTTCAATTCGTATTCCGTCGACGCCGATTTCTACCTTGCGGCCGACGCGTTTCAGCTTGAGGTGAACTCCATACTGCCGAAGGGCCTTGCCGGGCAGCGCGTGCAGCTCCTGGTTAACGGCAAGCGCGAGCTGGACGGCGTGCTGGACTCGCCGCGGCGCACCTGGGAGAAGGGTAAACTGAGCACCAAGCTCTCCGGCCGGGACCTGGCCGGCCTGCTGGTGGACTCCCATACCGACGGATACGGAGACATTAAGAACGTCACCCTGCAGGGTCTGGCCGAGAAGCTGATAGCCAAGGTGCCGTTCATCCAGCGCAGCGATATCCGCTATAACTTCACCAAGGACACGCCGTCGCTTACCTGGGAGTCCGTCTACGTGGAGCCCTGCAAGAGCATCTTTGAGGTGCTCAGCGAGAAGGCTAAGGCGCTCGGGCTGGTGTTCTACGCTATGCCCGACGGCAAGTTCTTCTTCGGCAAGGCGAACAAGACCGGCAAGCCGAAGTTCCACATCACTGTGCGCCAGGACGGCCGCGGCAACAACGCCTTATTCGGGGATCACATGGAGGACATCAGCAAGCGCTACTCCGATCTCAACGTGATCTCCAACGGGCAGGGCACCGACGCGAAGGCTACCAGCCAGCTTACTGTCGCCCATCACCTGGCCGATAAGACTTTCCCCTTCTACAAGCCGTTCTACGCCATTGAATCCAGCGGCGGGCTGACGCCGGCACGCCAGGCGCGCCTGATCATGGATATGCAGCGCCGCCAGGGCGAGAGCCTGGTTTACCGGGTGCCGGGACATTCCCAGGGCGACAAGAACTGGGCCATCAATGAAACCTGCACGGTGGAAGACGAGATACTGGACCTGCATGGGACGTACTTCATCTACGGCAGGCGGTTCGTAATGAGCAAGGAGGACGGGGCATACACCGAGCTGCGGCTCGGGCTCCCCGGAGAAGCATGATCCGCGCAATATTGAGCGAAGCCTGGGAAGGCGCGGTGAAGCGCTTCAACGCCGCCACCGGCCGCGGCGCCCTGCAGGACAGGGAGATGTTCCAGCACTACGGCCTTACCAGCCTGCCTCCGGATGGCGCCGAGCTGATCGTGCTGCGCGACGGGAACATCTTCATCAGCGTGGCCGAGGACGACAGGCGCTACCGCCTGCAGGTGGCCAAGGGAGAAGTGGCGCTCTACAGCGACGAGGGCGACGCCGTACACCTGAAGCGCGGCCGCGTGGTGGAGATCACGGCCGGCACGAAGCTGACGCTGAACGCCCCGCTGGTGGAGATTTCCGGCGGCAACCTGAACGTGGTGGGCACGGTGACGGGGGTTGCTGTGCAGGACGCCGCAGGCACCATGTCCACACTGCGCGCCGACGCCGCCGGCATGAAGGTGTCCTACAACGGGCACGCGCACAACAACCCCGAGGGAGGCGTGACCGGCTTGCCGGCACCGCAGATGTGATGAAAGACTTAAAGATCAATATCGAGCACGGCCGCGGTAGGCTTTCCCTGGAAACCACGGGCACGCTACTGAATAATATCTTCATGTCCATCAATATGATGAAAGGCAGTTGGTGGTTCAACCCGGATTTCGGCAGCCTCCTGCACAAGATAGCCGAGGAGAAGGACACGCCGCGCGCCGAGATGCTGGCGCGCAGCTACGCCGAGGAGGCGCTGCGCTGGCTGGTGGAGACGAAGCGGGCGCAGAAAGTTACCGCGTCGACCGCGCGGATCAAGGGCGGCCTGGTACTGACGGTGACGGCGGTGAGCGCCGCCGGCGAGGAAGTGAGCTTTGAGAAATTTGTGAGGGTCGGAGCATAATATGGCTTTTGAAAAAGACTTCGATTCGATACTGCAGGAGATCCTGGCCGACACGCTGAACCAGTTCCCCGGCGCCGACGTGAGCCAAGGGAGCCCGGCGTTCATGCTGGCGGTGCGCTGCGCCTCTGCCACCTGGGGGCTGTACAAGCACCAGAGCGGCATCGCCAAGCAGATCTCTCCGGACTCGGCCGACTCCCTGCAGCTGGACCGCCACGCCTATTGCGCCGGCCTGGTGCGACTGGCCGGAGAGACGGACGCGCAGCTGGCCGCCCGTGTGCTGGAGAAGCGCCGCAAGCCGGTGGCCGGCGGGAACAAAGACGATTACGAGACCTGGGCAGGCGAGGTGGACGGCGTAGCCGGCGCGCTGACTGTTCCTACTCCGGTGGGCGCCGGCAGCGCGCACGTGCTGGTGTGGACCGCGGAAGAGAACCCTGTGCCCGGCGCGCCGCTGCTGGCCGCGGTTACGGCCTACATAGAAGCGCGGCGGCCCGTGACCGCCGGGGACTGGCAGGCGCTGCCGCCGACTTTGATAGCGCAACCTATAGAGTTGACTGTGACCGGCTCAGGCAACAGTGAGGCGCTCTCTGCGGCGATAAGAGCTTACTGCGCCACACTCGGCTGCGGCGAAGCGCTTTACCTGTCGAAACTGGTGCAGTTGGGGCTCGACGCGGGATATGACGACGCTGTAGTGGACGCACCTGTGGCTAACGTGACGGCGACGGCTTACCAGATAATCCGCGCCGGCGAGATAACGATCACCGTAAACGCATGACGAACTTCGCCACTATCCTTAAGCAGCTCACCCCGCCGGTAGATCTGGCTGGGTTAGACGCTTTTGACGCCGTGGAGGGCGCCGCCCTGGACGGCGTGCAGGAGTCGGCCGGGCAGTTGCTGCAGGAGATCCTGCCCGACCTGGCCTGGCTGACGCTGGCCGACTGGGAGCGGGTGCTGGGGATCACCACCAACCCCGCGCTGACGCTGGTGGAACGCCGCCGGAACGCGCTGGTGAAGTTCTACGGCCGCGAACTGAACAAGGATTTCTTCATCCGCCTGGCCGCGTTGATGGGGCAGGCCATCACCATTACTGACTACGTGCGACCCAGGGCCGGTCGCGCAGTCTGCGGCGATCTGCTGAGCGTCTCCACGGCGAAGTGGACCTGGTGGGTGAAAGGCCTGGTGGACACCGACGAATTCGCGCGCTGCGGAGAATTCAGCGCCGGGGAGCGGCTGGGCGGATCCTCGGCCAACATCGAGACCATCTTTAACGCGCTGAAGCCGGCTCACACGCTGGTTTACTTCGAGTACAACGGCTAGGACAATTATGGCTAAGACAACCTTTATAGACGAAAATCCGGCGGCGGGGATACCGGGCACCGAGATCACCGCGGCGCTATTGAATGCGCTGAACAACCACTACCACCGCGGCTTGGCCGTGGACGGCGACGGCGCACTGGCCTACGCCGCCGACACCGGCGCGGCCGACGCCTATGCCATGGCGCTCGTTCCGGCGCTGGACGCCTACATCGAGGGGATGCCGGTCTTCCTGAAAGCCGCGCACGCCAATACCGGGCCGTCTACCCTGGACATCAATGGTCTCGGCGCTAAGAGCATCAAGCGCTCCGTGACCGAAGCCCTGGCCGCCGGCGACATTCTGGCCGGACAGATACTCTGCCTGGTCTATGACGGGGTGAATTTCCAGCTGCTTAACCCCGACCTCACCGCTATGCGCGGGAGCGTGGTGGACAACGCCATTAAGCGCGGCACCCTGGCCGAGCTGCAGGCGCTGGCTCTGGGCGCCACGCGCTGGGAGGGCTGGGCGCACGACAAGAACACTTTTTACCTGTATCCCGGCGACGAGGCTATAGGGCTGATAGCCCTTGGCGGCTATGCCGCGGGACCGGCCGACCTGAGCGAGGAGAGAGGATAACATGAAGAAGATCATACTGCTGATACTGCTGGCCATGAGCGGCGCCGCCCACGCGGCCCTGGACTCCGTAAGCCTCTACGGCGTTACGGAAGACTTCCTGATCAACCGCGCCCTGCTCTCCATCGTCGGAAGCGTGGAGACCTCGGTCTCCCCCGCGACAAAGGCTGACCCCTCGATAATCATGAATGGCCGCCTCCGCCGGCTGACGGTAAGCGACGCCGGCCGCGCGCACGTGGCCACCATGACCCCGACGGGTTTTTACGGCCCCTTCTTCGGCCTCGGCTCCGGGATCTACGGCCTGACGGCCGCGCAGATCCCTTACATTTCTACCGGCGTCTACTCCACCGGCAGCTATGCCGACCCTGCCTGGATCACTTCAATCGCCGCCGGCAAGATCGCCGCCGGCAGCCTGGGTAGCTCGGTGATGGTCTCCAGCGTGGCCGTTCCTGCGTTCTACAATAACGCCGCCATCCGCTCGAACCTCGGCCTGGCGATAGGTTCCAACGTGCAGGCGTACGACGCTGACTTGGACGACCTGGCCGACGGCAGCCTGACGGGCTCCAAAGTGGGCTCCGGTGTTCCGGCCGCCAACATCGCCTCCGGTAGCCTTGGCAGCTCGGTGATGGTCTCCAGCGTGGCAGTCCCCGCGTTCTATAATAG